GGCGCGTGTGGCGGGCTTTGTGGGGGTGCTGCCTGGCTCGGCCGGCACAACCTCGCTCGGCGTGGCACCGGGCGAGCGGCCGAGCCGGGCAAGCTCCTGTTCGACGAGTGCGGCGCGATCCTTGAGGCCTCGCCGGATGTAGCCGGCGAGTTCGTGCTCGAGGGCGGCGATGATGGCGTCGATGGTCATGTAATCCTCCGACCCGGGGCCCGTGTGCTAGGCCCCGGGGTGGTGGGGGGGGATTAGGCCCAGGTGCTCGTGATGAGGCCGGTGCCGGTGATCGCCGAGAAGGCCGTCGGGTACTTGCCGGCGGTGTACGCCGAGAAGCCGAAGAGGACGGTCCGGATGGCGATGTTGCCGTCGGGCTGCTCGAAGCGGACGTACAGCGGGTCGCCGCCGTTCTCTTCCCAGATGTAGCTCTCGCGGAAGTCGCCGATGATGACGGCGGTCTCGTTCGAGCCGGAGCCGAGGGTCGTCGGGACGTTTGCGTCCTGGATCACCGGGAGGCCGAGGATCTGGAGGCCGCCGCCGAGGTAGTCGGGCTGGTCGTAGGTCGCGGCTGCGTTGTACGGGTTGCCGGCCGTCGGTCCGAAGATCGGGCGGTTGGTGGTGTCGAGGGCGCGGAGCCAACATCCGACCAGGCTCGGGTGCGCGACGATGTGCGTCGGCCTGGAGTAGAAGTTGGAGTTGACGTCCTGGACGGCTGCGACGAGCTTCGGGAAGAACTCGGCCCAGGTGGGCGAGGCGTCCGTGTAGGTCGTGGCGTTGATGCCGGTGGTGTTGAGGACGCCGCGGGCCTCACCCGAGGAGCCGGAGCCGTTGATGGCCAGGCCGTCGAGCTTGGTGTGGTACGAGCGGATCGCGTCGCCGAGGAGCTGGTCCTCGACGCCGACGCCGCGGAGGGCGGCCTGCTTCGAGAGGTCCCACATGGAGGCGACCGTGTTCACGTTGACGGTGAGGAGCGTGTCGTCGGGGCTGGACTCGGTCGGTGCCGTGTTCTCCGATGCCTGGACGTAGCTCGTGATGCCGGTGGTGAGGCGGCCGATGTTGACCGTCATACCGCTCTGCGGGAGGACCTGCTTGTTCGAGATGTCGAGGAACGGGCGGCCGGCGCGGCGAAGCGGGGCGAACTGGTTCACGAGGTACTGCGGGACGACCAGGCCGGCGAAGTTGCTCGAGCCGGAGTCACGCTTCTCGAGGCGGACCTCGTTCTGGTAGCGCTGGATGCGCTCGCGGGCTTCGTACGATCCACCGAACTCGGCGGCGATTGCGTCCTGCATGAACGAGTTAGCGCCGCGCTCGTGGTAGGTCGGCTCCTCGTAGGTGACGCGGGCGGGTGCGGCCGAGCGGGTCTCGGTGTCGCCGGCGACGGAGGCGGCCAACTCGGCGGCCTTTGCCTTGCGGACTTCGAGGTCGGTGACCTGTTCGATGCGCTCGTCGAGCTTCTCGATTTCGAGCTTGAGCGCCTGCACGTTGGCGAGCTCGATGTCGGTGATGTCGCGGTTCTCGTCGGCGGCGCGGGCGAGGGTCGCGTCGATGATGCCGGTCTTGGAGGCGCGGGTTTCGTGGAGGTTCTGGAGGAAGGTGTTCACGTTGGGTTTCTCCCGTAGTCGTGGTGGTTGGGGCTACGGGGTGCCATCCAGTCCCGAGGAGGGTGTCGCCGTGGCGAGGTGCTCGACTCGGGTCGGTGGGGTGCCGACTAGTGGCGAGTCTAGCGAACTCGCGTGAACCTTGCGAGTATTTCCTCGGCGATGGCCCGGTTGGAACGGGGGGCGCGGGCGTCGACTCCCAGATCGGTGTAGGCGGCGCGGATGTCTTCCCGGTTCTCGTAGGCGGCGATGACGTCGAAGCGCTCAAGGAGCCGGCGCATGACGGCGACCTTGGCGGTCACGTCGTCGCTTTCGCCGCCGACCATGTAGAGCTCGTCGTAGTCGAGGCCGATCTCGTTGAGGCGGGTCTCGGTCTGGGTGCGTTGGTCTGGGTCGCGGGCGGTGAGGACGATGATCTCGGCGTCGGATTCGTCGAGTGTCTGGATGAGTGCCTGGTTGACGGAGTCCCCGAGGAGGAGGGTGCCGTCGATGTCGGTGACGATTGCGGGCGGGTCGCCGGCGGCGCGGTCTTCCTCAAGGTTCGGCTCGGAGGCGTAGAGGGCGGCGAGGTGGTTCTCGGCCTGGGTGCGGGTGCGGTGGCAGCCGACGAGTTCACCGGTGGCGTCCTTGACGACGCCGTAGCCGTCACACTCGGCGTTATCGGTCTCAATGTGCCAGGGCATTAGTCACCCTGAACGAGGACACGCATCTCCTCGGTGACGCCGGCCGCCGTGATTGCATAGAGCTCCTCGCCGGACGGGATGGTGAGCGGTTGCGGGGCGGCCGCTTTTTCGGTGAGGAGGCCGTTGGTGCTTGTCACGTCTGAGCCGCCTAGGTAGACGACGCCGTTCCCGAGGACGTGAAGGTAGACGAGGCGGGTGAGTGGTTCTGCCGCGATCACTAGGGAGCGTGTCGACGTGATCGTGTAGGCGAGTGACTTCATCGGCGGATGTCTCGGAGGATGTCCTGGATGGCGTCGAGGTTCGGGGTGGCGGATTGGTCGCGCACACCCACAACCGAGGCGGCCGGGCCGTAGGCGCCGAACGTCACGAGGCTCACTTCGGCGAGGTGCGCGGCGAGGCGCTCGACGACGCCGTCGGTGCGGCGCTTGTCCTTGAGCGGCTGGAACCCGATGGATAGTTCGGTGAGTGCGGAGTCGCGGACAAGCTCGAGGATCTCGTTCCCGCGGGCCGTGTTGCTCACCCGGAACTCGCCGTAAAGACCCTTGGCGTCCTCGCGGAGCAGGGTGGCGCGACCGATCGGGAGGGCCTGGGAGTCGTGACCGACGAGGAGCTTGACGCGGTGCGCGGCGCGGGAGACGTTCGCGAACGCGCCTTTCCGGAAAACCTCCGTGAGAGAACTATGGATTCTTTGCTCGATGTCATACGGGACACAGATACCGCACACGGTACGGCCGTCTCCTTCTGCCCGGATCTCGAGGTCGGTGTCGTATGCGCGGGTCTCGATGTTCATGCGTTTATGTCCTCCATGTCAAAGGCGGGCGAGGCTTCGGCGCTCGGGTCGCCGGCGAGCTGCGGATCTTGCGGGACGTCCATCGAGTCGTCGACGCCGTTCATCTCGTCCAGGCTCGGGAGGTTCTCGATGTGGCGAACTTCGTCAACGGTGAGGAAGCCGGAGTCGAGCGCGATTTTGTGCGCCTGGTAGCGGGTGAGTGTGTCCGCCCGAAGCATCGCGTCGAACGAGAATTTGGCGTACTGGCCTCGGGGGATTAGATCAGTCATGGCCTGCTCAATACGGGTCGTGATCGGGCGGAGCGATGTCTTGATGTATTCGAGCGCCTGGAGTTCGGTATTTGTGTAGGTGCGCGATGTGTTCGGTGCGCCGACCGCGGCACCGGGTACGCCGACAATGTTCGCCGAGTCGAGGATTGACTGGTTGCGGGCCTCGACGAGCTGCGCGTCGTTCGCGTTGTCGGTGAGCTCCTCGATCGACGTCGACGAGTTGAGGACCGCGGGGATACGTGACCGGCCGGAGTAATGCTCCATCCACTTCATTTTGAGGAGCTGCGCTTCTTCCTCGGTGAGGTCCGGGTTCTCTGACTTGATTGCATAGGAGGGCATGGCGCCTCCGTCGAAGTAGCGGGCGGCGTATTCCATGACCGCGATCGCGGCGCCGATGCCTTGGCGTTGCGCGGCGACAATGCCGACGCCGGCGATCTCGCCGGGGAGGCTAAAGCCTTTGATGTGGAGCACTTCGTCGGCGGAGAATGTGCGCTCGTCGATGCGGAACATTTTCATCCCGTCGCGGTGGATGATCTCCACCTTGGCGGGGTCTACGGGAACGATGTAGTCCGGGTATCCGTTGAGGCCGGCGGGGCCCTTGAGTGCGATGTAGTTCCCGTGGAGCAGAAGCGCGGCGGCCATCGCCGAGTAGGTCTCGATCGGGGTCTCGAGTGGGTTCGGGCGTTCGAGGATGCGCGGCGTCGGGTAGAGGCGCTGGTCTCCGCGGTAGGCGTAGATCGGGAGGGAGCCGACGTCGTCGGAGATCATGGTGACGGCTCGCCAGATTGCGGGGACGGAGAGCGTCGTCCCGACGTCGACAACGACGCCGGCGTAGGTGTCGACCCATGTCCTCGAGATGCGACCCTGCGAGTCGACGTAGGCGGCGCGGTTCTGGTTCTTCGGCTGGAGGAGGCGGTTGAGCATTATGACCTTTCGGCGGCGATCCCGAACGCGACCATGCTGACGCCGGCGAAGGCCAGGCCGAGCGGGATAGCGACGAGTAGGAGGCTCACGGTCACCATGCTAGTCCCGATGACCTGGAGGGTAGTGGCTAAGTGTTTCATGGTCAGAAGATTGCGCTCCTCTTGGTTTCGGGTGCTCGCCGATTGGTGGCGTGGTAGTAGGCGAGCGTGGCCGCAAATAGCGGCGAGATGTCGATGTCGATGTCGGTCCTCGACCATAGCCATCCGGCGGTTATCTGTTTCTTCTTTGCGGAGCGGAGCGCGGCCTCGAGGTGTGCGGAGGTGCGGATCTTGACGTTCTCCTCGAGGATGGCGTCGTAGAGGGAACCGACCGCGGCGGTCATGTCTCTCACCGAGTACCGTACGACCGGTATCCCGCCGGCCTCGAGGCGGTCCACGAGGCTATTGGCGGGGGAGTAGCCGTCGACGACGAGCGGCGCCTTGTGCCTGCGGTAAAGCTCGAGGGCGCGGTCCACGACCCAGGAGACGCCGTCCCTCGCGTCAATGAGTTCGATGCGGCCGGTCTCGTCGGCGACACAGATCGCCGCGCTCGAGCGGTCGAGGGCGACGTCGATCCCGAACGAGATCCGCCCGGACGGGGCGGCGCCGGCGTCGAGGACCCGGGCGAGGAAGCGCTCGGGGATGGCGGATGACTCGACTACGGTCCATTGGCAGAGGTACTCCTGGCGGAACGTGTTCTCCTTGTCTTCGGCTCGGGCGGTCTCGAGGCGCGACCGGATGGCCTCCTCGGTGATCGTGTAGCCGAGCGCGGGGATGGTCCGGTACCAGACGGCCGGGTCGTCAATGTCGTCGCCGTCGTAGGACCAGTCAAAGAAAGCGCGGCCCTCCTGGAGTTTCTGGTCGACAATGCGGCGGCCGTCCTCGACTTTCTTCCGGTAGTAGACCGAGGTGGCGTCGCCGGCGGTGGAGATCACGTAGAGCTGCGACGCGGGGCGGGTCACCATGGCGGGAAGCAGGGCAGCCTCGCGGGTGTCGTCGACGTCGAAGCGGGCCTCGTCAATGATCGCGAGGTCGAGGGTGCGGCCGTGGCCGGCGCTCGGAGTGTTTGGGAGCGGGTCGATCCTGGAGCCGTTCCGGAAGATGACGGCCTCGGTACCGTTCGCCCGGTAAATGCGGCGGAGCGCCGACCGGATGCTCGAGCCCTCGATCATGGGGACCTGGTCCCGCATAAGTTTCTGGCGGGCGTCCATGCCGGTCTGAGCGGTGTAGGCGATCGCCTGGGCGCCGCCGTACATGAGAGCGCGATGCACCTCGAGAGCCAGTAGGAGTGTGGTCTTGCCGCATTGGCGCGGCACCTGGACCGTGACCTGGGAGTAGACCGGGCGCCCGTCCGGGTGCTCCTCGGTGGCGACGTCGGCCACCAACTGTTGCCAGGGCATAAGCTCGAACCCGAGCGCCCGGGCAATAGCCGCTACCTCATGGCCGCGGCTTCGCCTTCTTGGGTTTCTCTTCGTCCCGTATCGAGGCGGACAAGCTCTCGAGGAGTTGGTCGAACGGATCGCGGTGTGCATCGGTCTCCTCTCGTAGTTGTTTCTCGGCTGCACGATACTCCCGCCACAGGATCGCCGACGCCGGCTCGACGTCGAGCGCGTCGGCGAGGGTGCGGGCGATCTCGACGCGGGCGGCGTCGGTGTCAGTCAACCGGCCGAGGCGCTCGAGTTCGGTGAGCGTCACCTCGAGAGCGGTCCGGACGCGGCCGTAGACCGGCGCGGGTTTCTTCCGATTAGCCACGAAAACCACCGAAAATGCGTAGAAAACGGCCAGAAAGTACCGAACCGGTTCGGGTTGCCGGGTCCGTGGTTTGCGTGTCGGAGAGAGAACCAC